TCCTAAATTACAGGCCCTACGTGCTGAAATGGAAACTCTTTCACCCGATGATATTTGTTTCTCGTTTTCTGTTCGTACTTATGATAAGTACGTTAAGAGTGAACATCCTTTAAAATTAGATAAAGGCGTTCCAATCTATACTCGAGCTGCATCTTACCACAATTTCATGTTAAAAGAAACTGGTAATAAAAAATACAATCGTGTAATTAGTGGTAAAGTTAAATTTTACTACGCGGCGCCTAATCCATATGAATTTGATATTTTTGCATTTTCTCCGGGTGTTTATCCAACTGAATTTGCCTTACCGATGGATAAAGATCAGCAATTCTTTCGTTTGATTTGCGAACCTTTAAATAAGCTGCTTCTTGCAATGGGATTACCTCAAATTAATCCACAATTACGTCGTGCGATTGAGGTAGTTAAACATAAACCTAAAAAGGGTCAAGAAATCCAAGATTTCCCTATCCATATTGTAGATTCTGAAACATTTGAAAATACTTTAGTCCCAGAATCTCTTCAAGAGTTTATTGCAAATCCAGATCTAGCAATTCCGCCTCAATTGATGCCACAATATCTAAGTATTGTTTCTAAATACGGTCTAAATACAGTGGTTGTTCCAGAAGCAGAACTTACTAAATATATTGATAAAATTAAGAAAAAGAAAGCTTCCAAAGCAGTTGTAGTCGAAGAAGACGAGCTAGAAGAAGTAGAAGATTAATCTAGATGGAAATAAATGAGGTTTCAAAGTTTGTAAAAAGTGTCATGAGCGCCAGATTTCCTGGCATTCATGATAAGCAGACTATTGAAGAAAGCGATGGCAAATTAAATTTTGCATGCCCATTTTGTGGAGACTCTAAAGTTAAAGCTTCCAAAAAAAGAGGTCACCTCTATATGGAAACCAAAACGTATAAGTGTTTTAACGATGGTTGCATGGCATGGATGAGCCTTGCTGAATTTGTTGCAAGTTTAAGTAATCAATACGGAATTATCTCTTCGCTTTTCCTAGAAGAAAAAGATCTTGAAGTTAATTATAAAAAAACTACAGAAAACCATCTTGTTAGATTCTTAACATCTAACAGAAAAAGTATGGTTTCGATTAGTGATGTAATTAACCGTTTTTCGCTAAGGCGGTTGGATCAAATTTCAGAAAATTCCGCTGCATATAAGTTTGCTCAATCTAGAGGTCTAACTAAAGTTCAAAACTTTGGTGATATTATGTATGCTGATGCAATGGATAATAAAGTTTATATTTTTAACTTTGATCACCGCTCTGGTAAAATCCTAGGACTTGCCACTAGAAGTTTAGATCCATTTACTGACAGAAAATACTTAATTAAATCTTATAACGAGGTTTCTAAAATTTTTACTAATAAAGATACGCCAGAAATTATTGATGATGCAAACTATCTCAATAACTATTTTAATATATTAAATGTAGACTTTACTCAGCCGCTAATGGTAGCGGAAGGTCAAATTGACTCAATGTTTTTAAAGAATGGATTAGCAACTTCTGGAGTTTCCAAAGCTAAATCTATCTTAAAGGCAATGGGTGCAGTTGATATTAAAATCATATTTGACCGTGATAAAGCTGGAAAAGATTCAATGTTGGCATTTATTAAAGATGGCTATTCTGTATTTTTATGGAATAGTTTAATGGAAGAGCTAAAGAAAAGGTTTCCGACTCAAATTATTAAATTGTCGAAAATTAAAGATATTAACGACTTATTTCTTTTCTTAAATAAACAGGATCCATCTCTTACAATTACACAATTTCAAGATTTAATAGGTAAGCACTTTAGTAATTCAGTATACGATATCGTTTATCTATAAATATTATATGAAGGATCCTAATCAAAAGAAAAATATCAAAACATTTCTTAAACCACGAGTTGGCGGATCTGTTAAGCAAGGGTATTTTAGGCCACAAAATCCAGATCGTTATATGGGCGATCCAAGTCAAATTATCTATAGATCAAGTTGGGAATATAAGTTCCTAAAATGGTTAGATTCAAGTCCATCTGTTCTTAAATATTCTTCTGAACCGTTTGGTATTCCATACTATAATCCAATGGATAAACGTGGACATATTTACTATATTGACTTTTTTGTTAAATTGGCTGGAGCAAATGGAACTGAGGAAAACTGGCTAATTGAAGTTAAGCCAAACAAATATGTTTCCCCACCAACTAAACCTAAGCGAATGACTGATAAACAAACTGCAAGTTATGTCTATGCGGCAAAGCAGTTTATTATGAATCAGGCTAAATTTGAGGCTGCCAGGGACTATGCTGCACAAAAGGGTATTAAGTTCGGTATTATTACCGAAAACTTCTTGTTTAAAAGTTTGTAAAATATAAAGATGCTCAAGACAACATTTAGTGACCAAATAGATTATTTTAGAAATAACGGCGAAGCGATGGAAGATCCATTCTTTGGTGATATTCAGCCATTACTGGAATCTATCTTTATTCCAGGTCACATTTATACCTTTTTTGCCCAGCCGGTTGACGATTCACTTATTCCAACCGCTGATCAATACCTTGATGCTAGGGAATTAGCAAAATATCCAATTAAAAGACCGTACTATGATAGAGCTCCAATTGGTATATGTTTAGCCAATGGAGAAACTGACATTACTATATTAAATCTAAAAGTAATGCCCGTCGGATCGACTCAGGTTATCCTGAACATACTCTGGCAGGTCTTTAATAATATCATAAGTAAATCATATAACGATAAAGGAGAGTTTATCGGAGATACCCGAAAACTATATCAGCTGCCTGAATACGCTCCATTAATGGGTTTTAATGCAAATCCATTTTCACTAGCTGACCTTTTTCAAAATGCGAGCGGCGGTAGATTTAACATTCGTTACGCAGTAAATAAATATCAAAAAGCAACTATTACAAACCCAAAGCTTATTCCATTTCATCTGGTACCAAGAATTGCCCAAACAAACATTTTCGATGGTATTCAGACAAGATCTTTAAGCATGGACTCAGTAATATCACAATTTAACGCATAATTATGGCAGGATTTCTAGACAATATCGGCTTAGGCGGACTTAAATCAAGACTATCAGATTTAAGCCGAGTTGGTATGAAGTATGAGGATCTTTTAATTAAGAACTCACAATCAATCGGATTTATTGAAAGTCAATTAATGCAAGCTAGAGGAAATGCTCTACCTGGAGCACAAACCGACTCTTTAGCAAGAGCCACAATGGCAATTTCAGATACCACTTCTGCTCTTAGAACTAAAGCTATTGCATTTTTTCAATTAGACTACGCAACCAAAAGAGAGAGATTAAGAGATCTTGCATCTAATGGCGAAATTGAATTTGTAATTGAATCTATTACCGATGACGTTATTGTTTTTGACGAAGACAACCGTTTTGCATATCCAAATGATTTGGTTGGCGAAATGCTTTATAAAGGTAAAAACAAAGAACAACGTCTTAAATATCAAGAGAAAGTTATTGACAAATACAATGAAAACTTTGAGAAAATTTACAATGCATGGGGTTTCAATGAAGGAATTTCTGCATGGCAGTATTTTTATCAATGGTTAATTGAAGGTCACTTAGCCTTTGAGATTCTTTATGATGATTTACAAAACCCAAGGGAAATTATTGGATTTAAAGAAATTGATCCTTCTACACTATATCCACAAATTAAAAAGGATGCAGCTGGAAAGATCTTTTTAGAATGGGCCCAAAAGGTTGCTGGTGAATCTAAAGTAAGAACCCTTACTGATTCTCAAGTTTTATACTTATCATATTCAAATCACTTTAGAACCAAACGTATTTCATTCGTTGAAAGAATGGTTAGATCATTTAACTTAATGCGTGTTATTGAGCACTCTAAAGTTATTTGGCACACAATGAATGCTCCAATTCGTTTAACTACTAAAGTTCCTATTGGAAGTAAGTCTCTAAATAAAGCAAAAGAAGACGTTAGAGAATTTGCTAACCAATTGAAAGAGGATATTTTCTTTGATACTAATACTGGAGAAATTCAAGTAGACGGACGTCCAAATCTATTATTCTATAAAAACTATATTTTACCAGTTAATGACCAAAATCAAGCGATTGAAATTGCTCCATTAGAATATGCTGGTCCAAATATGTCAGGTTCTGAACTTCTTAACTATTTTAAAGAGAAGTTGAAAATGGACTCTAAGATTCCTTATTCAAGATGGGACTCTGCAAACGGTGCAGGACAATATACAATGAATGCTGAAGGTATTCGTCGTGAAGAGATTCGTTATAATAAATTTGTAACTCGTCTTCGTTCAGCATTTAAAGAGCTTTTAACTAAGCCTCTATATCTTCAAATGTGTCTTGATTTTAAAGATTTAAAAGACGATTACCGTTTTAAAAATGCAGTTGGTATTAACTGGCATGATGATAACGTATTTGAAGAAATCAAGCAACAGGATCTACTTAACAAACGTCTTGCTACACTTAACGCGCTTAAAGGAGTTGTTGATGATGAAGGTAAGCCTTACTTCTCTACTGAATACTTGGTTAAAGAGTATTTAAGAATGAGTGATGAGGATCTTCAGAAAAACAAAGATTATATGAATCAAACTCCAACTGGTGAAGGTGAAGCTGGCGAAGCTGCTGCCCCAGGTGCTGCTCCAGAAGGTGGTACTGCCCCAGAAGGTGGCGGAGGCGCTGAAGCTGCTGCAGGTAAAGAAACAGCATCTGAATTAGGAGCGCCAGGAGCTCTATAATTTATTGATAGGCAATAACAAATC